GTTTTATTTGTACTTGCCCCCCACTTGTAATACGCATTCTTTCAACTGAGTTAGTAGCAAAAGATGTAAAAGTATTAGCATAGTTGTTAAGGAAAAATCCACTAGCAATATTACCTCCAATTTCTAAGACAGTAGTAGCAGCATCATTTTTTCTAAATGTTATTAATCCATAGTCATCTGATGCTCTTCCAACAATACCTAATCCAATTGCTCCTGTATTTGGTGCTGCTGATGTTAAAATAGCAAAAGGACTTGTAGTTCCTATTCCTACATTGCCTGTAGAGGCTATGGTAAGTCTTGTTGATGGCACTGTATTAGCTGCTCCTACTTTTAAATATATAAAACCTGTTCCCATTTCAATACTTGAATTAGCTTTCGAAGCATCATCATAAGATTGAGCACCATTATAAAAATAGTTATTGCTAATATAATAACTATCTGCAAATATACCTAAATGTCCTAGTGTTGTACTTGTACCTGATTGTGAAATATTTATTGTATTTGAAAATCCTGAATTAAACCTTCCTGTACCATTAACATCTAGTTTATATCCTGCATCTGTTGAAGTGTTTATTAAGACGTTACCTCCACCTATTACAACAGGACTACCATATAAAAACAAGGCATTTCTAGTAGAACGAGTATCATCCCTTGAATCAATTGCAACTCCTGTTAATCCATAATCAGCACCATTTCTAACCTCAAGATTAACATTTGATGCAGTTGCAACAACTAATTTAGCAAGTGGTGTATTTACCCCTATACCTACACTGCCCCCCATTAAATTAATACTACCACCGCTTCCGCCTGTTGCATTTGCACTTAATTGTAAAGCATCATAACTTAATATATTTAATCCATTTGGAACGTATCCACTTGCTCCATTTCCTCTTAATATTCTACCTGCTACAAACCCTGCACCATTACCAAAATCTTGATAATGTTGCGCACCACTACTATTATTATTTGTATATAAAACGGAGGTTGTTGTTGCACTATTTGTAAACGTAGCACTAGTCCCACCCAAAGCACCTGTAAACCTTCCTGTACCATTAACATCTAGTTTATATCCTGCATCTGTTGTAGTTCCTATTAATACATTTCCATTATTTTTTAACATCATTGTGTAACCTACACCAATGCTATAAAAATATAAATCATCTGTATTACTTTTTGATATTTCGTATTTTGAAGTACCTGAATTATTTGCAAAAGCTAATGATGAATATTCATTTGAACTTGCATTTAATTGTATTTTAGTTTGTATTGTACTATTAAATGTAGCTGCTCCTGTAGAGGCTATGGTAAGTTTTGTAGAAGGTGCTGTATTTGCAGCGCCTGTTTGAAAAGCTATTGTTTCACCTAAAGTAATAGTTGAACTTCCTATTGTATTATCATCAAATACATAAGCACTTCCATTATAATAATTATTATTTTGTAAAAAAGTTGCACCAAATGCTGCTCCTATATGTGTTTTAGCACTTGTCGCAGCCGCAATAGTTATTGCATTTGTATTATTAGTAGTTCCACTATTAGCAGTTAATAAAGAACTAAACGTAGCACTAGTCCCAAACAAAGCACCTGTAAGTGTACCACCTGTTAATGGTAGATATCCACTTAATGCTGATGTAGTTGCATAGGTATTAGCAGCCCTTTGCCTGCTTAATATAGATGCGCTTGAAGTATCTACTAATAACGTTCCGCTTGTTGTAATTGTGCCACCGCTTAATCCTAATCCTGTTGCTATGCTTGTAACCGTTCCACTTGTTAATTGTGATGTTAGCGCAAGCGTTCCTGTTGCAGATGGTAAGGTGTAATTATAAGTTCCGTTAGATAATGTGCTGCCAAATGTCGCAATACCTACCGACTTAAAAGTTCCATTAACTTCTAATTGATAAGCAGGCGCATTTGTTTTTATCCCTACATTTCCCCCTGCTTGTAAAGTAATTACTGGTGTAGCTACTCCCGATTCATTGAAATTAATATCGTTATTATAAGATGAAAAATCCCATAATTTATTTGATGACGACGTATTTTTAAAAATCAATCCTCCAGTACTATTATCGGTATTCATTAATATATTACCACCATAACTCCCAACTTGTAACGCACCATTTACACCAGCAGTTGTACTTACACTAACTGCATTTCCATCATCTTTTATATTGCTATTCCCTATTGTAGTTGCTGAAATAAATTTAGGAACCGTGTTAGTTGTTCCACTTAATGCGTCTGCTTTTGTATTGATACGATTTGATAGCGAAGCAGTGTCACTACTATTTAATTTTGTGTTTATACGATTTGATAAACTTACAGTATCTGCATAATTCATTTTACCATTAAAGGTTGACCAATCCGCAGACTTTAAAGCACCTCGTTTTGTTGCGCTTGCAGTCGGTAAATTAAAAGTATGTGTATCAACTAAACTGTTAATATTAAAATCACTTCCTACCGTATCAACTGCCAAATATTGAGTATTTGCAGCCAACCCATTTAACGAAGTTACACCACCGGCAAAACTTGTTGTAATTAAACACAAATTCCCATTTTGGGTATGTAGTGTAATTGTCTTACCCGAAGTAGTAACATAAACCCTTACCGCTAATCTATCTGTAACATTTAGCATAGTGTACGGAACCGCTAAAGAACTTAAATATAAATCCGTAACTGTTCCCCCCGTTATGCCTTCTGGATTTGCTGAACCACTTGCAATTGTTGTGAAATTAGTTCCATCGTATTTTAATAATTCAATATAATAAGTAGGCAAGCCACCACTTGAAGAAGCACTAAAAAACATTTCAAAATTCCAAGCACCAGCCGGAATTTCAGTTCTATTTGGGTCTAAAGAATCAGTAATAAATTGCGCAATTAATCCGTTGCCCTGTGCGTTTGTTCTTGTGAAATCTGCATTAGTTCCAATTACTGCGTCTTTGCTCATTTCATAATAAGTACTTCCCCCAATAGTTCCCTGACTTGTACCACCATTTAAATAATAATCAACCGAAGAACCACCGCTTGCGCCTGATGGCAAAGTAGCTAATTGACCATCACCACGAATATATTGTGCTGCCGTTCCTGATCCTGTTACTGCAATCGTTCCTGTGCTTGTTATAGGGCTATTAGAGACGTTAAAAGCAACTGGCATTGATAACCCTACACTTGTTACCGCAGCAGTTAAATAAGGGTCTAACATTGCCGCAGTATCGGTATATTTAACACGAGCATTTATAGCGCTTTGGTAATTAGATAACATACTAGCCGTATCACTAATATTTAATTTTAGATTAATCCTATTGGAAAGGCTTGCCGTATCACTAGCATTTAATTTTAAATTTATTCTATTACTTAAAGAACTTGTATCTGCTTTTCTTAAATAAGGTGAAAGCATAGAAGCAGTATCTGAAATATTTACTTTTAAATTAATTCTATTGCTTAAAGAAACTGTATCGCTTGCACCTATTTTTGCATTGATTCTATTTGATAAACTTACTGTATCCTCTACCAATGCGATTGTACCTGCACGAACTGGTAAATTATAAGAGAAAGTAGTACCGCTAGTTGGATAATTAAAATAAGCACCCTTTTGACCGCCAGTATAACTAGTATAAAAATAGTATCCGCTATTATTAGAACTTATAGAAGTATATCCTAAAGTAGAAGCACCACCTGCGCCGACTTCATTTTTTATTTGTAAAGAATAATCTGCATTTAATAAAGTTCCTGTTAAATTATAACTTCCTAAAGTAACATTATTTGTAGCACCACTATAAGGCACATATCCGGTTAATGCGCCACCATAATTAGGTATATTTAAAGTAGTTCCTAATAAGGTTGCTAGTCCTCCAGTGCCAATGGTAGTCAATATTAAACTATCCATTTTTTTATTAATCCTATCCGATAAACTTGCAGTATCTAATTTCCTTAAATACGGTAAAAGCATCGCTGCCGTATCCGAGTATTTAACCCTCAAATTGATTCTATTTGAAAGGCTTAAAGTATCTCCTTTTCTTAAGTAAGCAGATAACATTGATGCAGTGTCTGAAATATTTAATTTACCATTAATTCGATTGCTTAATGAAACACTATCAATATTTATTTTAATCCATTGTGTACCACTATAAACATAAAAACCGCTATCGGTTGTATTCCATCTTATTTGCCCTGCATCCCTTCCACCAGTAATATTTCTTAAAGAATTTATACCAGTTGGAATAGTTAAAACACTATCAGTTAAAAACCTTTTTACAGGTCCATATCCAGCCTGCGGCATAGCTTGGTAAACCTGCGCTTTTAATCCAAAAGATAAAAATAATAAAACTATAACAATGGCACGTTGCATCCTGTAAATTCGTTTTGTGTTGAAATATTAATTGTTAATTCTACTCCGGCTAAATAATCCTCGTACTTATCAGAAATTGCATTGAAGGAAACATTATCATCTATTGAATAATCTTTTCTACCTGTTCTCATAAGGGTTAAAATATCAGAAGCAGTTTGAATTTGGTCACTTATAACATCGTTTTCAAATTCTGCCTCCTTACCGCTTTTATCTAAAAAGAAAAATTGAACATTAAAAACTTGTTCTCTGCCTATATTTATACTGCCGGAATTAACCGAAAAGCAAGCTATTGGATAAACTGGCTGCTCATCTCTTAACAACCACTCTTTTGGGGTTGTGAACTTTGCCGTTTCTATCATTGCATGGCTTTGCAGTAGGCTTGTTATTGTTGTTATTAACTGGTTGTAGGTCATGAAATAAAACTTTTTGAATTAATGCTTTTTTATAAGCCATAAATTTATCTTATTGTAAATGAAAATACTTCGCCAGCTTGCGTTAAATCTCCGGTTGATAATGTAACTACACTATTAACAATTTGCAAGTACATTGGGTTTGCAGTTGGTAAATTAGTAATTCCCTTAACTAGTCCTGACCTAGTTGCAATCAATACCACTTTATTAGATAATCCACCAACTGAAAAGCTATTATCTCCGGCTGCCGGTGTATGGTAAATAGTTGTTGCCCCATCGGTGGTTGCATTGTTTGAAAATACCCTTATTCCATCAACTACATTACCTAAATAAATAGGACTTGTGTATGCTTTCAATTCAGGGAAAATAACATCCAATCCAGTTGCAGGATTAAAGTATTGAGAATATAACAAATAGTTTTCCCTTAAATAATTAATTAATCTTTGCTTATAAAATTCAGCCGTTTTTTTATATTCATTTCCAATCAATTCCAAATCCGCCCTACTTGGTGCGTTGCTTTCCTCACTTGTTTTTTGCAATATACCTTTACTGAAAAATTGATAACCCAATCCGAAAGGTAAAAGCGACATCGTATACCATACAAGGCAATCGGTTATATAATTATCCAACAAAACTTTTTCTAAATTAGATAAGTTATCTGCTTCAACACCTGACTGTAAACGAAGATATAAGGTTGAACCTAAAGCAGGCTGCAAATATAAATCCTGTGCTACCTTAATATGTGGCTTTAATTGTTTACCATCAATTGCGTCACTTATCCCAGTTCTGCTTTTAATTAAATTCTCCGATATGAATAATATATTTGCGCTCATTTATTTCTTTTTTTGAATTATTAAAGCCTTCCATTCATGCCGGCATTGTGTATCTATTACTCCGTCATTATTCCAAAATCCTCCAACCCTATCAAATACCGAATAACCTAGCGCCACACTCATTTGCTCAATCCTTGCCCTTGACCATAATTTAGTTGTTGCAAGTTCCATCATTTTAACACAAAATATACGTGATGGATGCGCTGGTGTATTTCTTTCTGAACTTGGTACAATGCTTCTCCATGCGTAAGTATAACCAATCTGCAAAACCAATGGACTAGGTTTTGGTACATCAGCTTTAATGCTTGTCCTTGTTCTTTCTATGATAATATCTTTCCCTACCTTTACTTCTTTAATATCAATAATCTTATTATCAATTAAACTTTTTAAGGTTGCATCAATGACCTTTATATCCTGTTTTAAGACCTGTGAAAGTACTTCGCTAGTAATTCTCTTATCCTTGTTGAGATAGCCCAAAATATCAGCCTCTAATTGGCTCAATTGCTTATTCTCTGCAAAGTGATTAAAGGTATTTGCTGGCTTTTCGCTTAACACTTCATAATCGCTTAAATCATCACTAAACTTTTCAAACATTTCTACCAACTCCATTTCGTTGTCATCGCTTGAAAATGTAGCAGGGTCAGCATCCAAACCAAGAAAAGTATTTACATCGCTATCGGTAAAAGCAAATCCATTCTTTAACATCAATGCAGCTTGTTCCTTTGTTAGCTTACCATTTGTAAACTGTCTAACGATACGCATTACATTTTGGTATTGTCTGCCTGTTAAGTTTTTAATAGAATCATTGCCTAATCCTTGTGGTGCTGGCATTGAACCATCCGGTACTACCGTTCCACCAACTGCCGGAATTAATCCAGCCAATGAACGTATTTCATCCGGTGTCATTGATTCCAAAACCTTATTTGCAACTAATGGACTTAAGGCATTTATATTATCACTAATTACTTGTGCTTGTGTTTTGATACTTGGCTCTAAAGGTTCTTTTCCCATTATTTCTCTTATCTCATCTTTAGTAAGATTTTGCGCCATTACCGATTCGCCAAATTCAAACCCTAAAGGTTCAACTGGTATCAATTCATAATCTCCCACAATACCTACATAATCAAATAAAATATTAAATACTTCCTCAATCGCTTGTTGTCTTTCGTTTACGTATGTATTTGAAAAGATAGTGTAAGCGTCTCTTATCTCGGTTGAACCGCCAAGTTGACCTTCTGTTTTAATCCCGAATAAACTAGGCGATGTAACCTGATGGCAGGCGAATATTTCTTGTTGAATTAAATTATTTACATTGGTAAAATCTTCTTTGGTTAACATGGTAGAAGATAACGGCAATATTTCAGCACTATTATCTTTTGACTTGTTAAACATTATCACAACCCTATCCCCTTCGCTTCCTGTGAACTTCTTTTTTATTCCCCTTTCAACCGCTTCCTTTGCTTCCTCTGCTGGTTCACCACCATTTAAGTTAATTAAAGTTGTAGCTACAAAACCGTCTTTTGCATTTCCTAAAATATGCCTGCTTACTTGTACATCGCTTTCGATATAATTTAATCCTTGAAAGTAATTAGGCAGCGGATAGATATCTGATTTAGGATTGTATTGTTTTACAAATAATATTTGACTTGCTACTGGGTCGTTAATATTAAAAGCTGGGTAGTACCTAGGCTTTTCTTTATTATCTGACCAATCATTTTTTACCTGAAATTCATTTTGTTCTTTATTCGTTCTTACTTTATGATATTCAAGGTGATATACATCTTTAATTTCACCTAATAAATTATAAATTATTTGTAAATAATAACCTCCAAAAAGTTCATCGTCTAAAATACATTTTTTAGTGATTTGATTCCAGCTTTCACCCTTTACATTTGCCTTTTGTTCTATGCCATCCCAACCTTGACCAAATATATAATTAGTTTTGCTTTTGATGATAGCACCATGTTTTGGACTTTCATTATACAAGCCTATAAGGTAATCAGGATAATTGTTATTTAAACCAAATTCAACGTATCCTTTGCCTTTCTTTTCCTCAAATTTAGGTTGCTCCGCTTGTGCGAATTTAACCGTAATAATATTTTTATAATTATTCTCCATAAGTAACGAAATTATTATTTTGTTCTTCGTATTTTGTTGGTTCAAATGCAGTTGCTGGATTAAGATACATAAAACCTTCCTCAACTATTAACCCTGCTACTGTAAAATCAGTTACTAATACTTTTTGATGTATAGTATAACTCCAAAATCCTTCCTCTTTTAAATCAAAAAAGTTATTTACCGTAAATGCAAATTTATCATATCTGCCAGTTATACTCTGATTTGTAGCCATTAACTTAACCACATCAAGCGTTATCCTGTGGATAAACACAAATAAAAAAAATGGGTTATCGATGGTAGCCTTTTCAGTACCAGTAAAGTAAATTGTTTCGGTAAGTCCTTTCGTTAAATTTATCATAAGAAAAAACCCCGACTTTCATCGGTCGGGGCATAAATTAATAAATTAAGAATTGTTATCCTGCAGTAGTCAAAGCCAAACCTAATGCGTTTGTAACTTCAAAGAAATCTTCTCTTTCACTAGCTTCAAATTTCAACACATATCCTTGGGCATCAGCAGCAGCAGCGCCACTTGTGCCAGTGCTTGCAGCTAAATACATTCCGAACTGTTTACCGTACATTCTATAAGTGCCATCCTTATCTAGGGTAACTGCAACGACTTTATTTTTACTTAAAGTTGTTATAATGTTTCTAGTGGTGGCATCCCTTTTATTGATAGGGAAATCCAAAGTTTGCTCAAAAAACAAAGTACCATTTTCGATTGAACCAGTTGGATTGCTTGAAGCAACTGCACTTGATTTTGTAGGTATCTCGAATTTATAAAACTTTTTACCAGCTACTTTTGTAATTCCTGTAACGATACCACTAGCATCAAGTATTGTTACGTTTCCAAATTCTGCGAAATATACTGCATCTATTCCACCTACTGAATCCCGACAGTCTATTGTATATCCGCTAACTATTGCACATGATGGCATATTGATAATATTAAATAGGGCGATATTTAACTACCGCCCTATGTTAGAAAATTTAGATTGCAGCGATGAAAGAAGTTACTTCGTTTGTAAAGGCAACGTTTACTCCCATTTTAAATTCAACTCTATAACGTACATCGTTATTATCTTCGCTATACCACATTTTATATGAACCTTCTTCATCAACCAAATCAACCGCTAAAGCCATATTTGAAAGACTGATTGCATAAGCATCACCAGTGCCATTTAAACCATTTACGCTAATCACTTCAACGTTAGTTGCAGGTAGGATAAATGAAGCAGCTTGAGAATCTTGTGGGTTGTAAGAGAACATATTTTTCTCTCTATAAGCCAAGATCAAAAGTCTATACCAATCATTACCAACAAATATTTTTACATCACCTTTGCTCAAAACTTGAACAGGGATTGCTTTGTAGATACCTTCAGTTGCAGCGATAATGTTTGAAGCGTTAACGGTTACAATTGGAGAACCTGTTACACCTGTGTAACCTGATACGTTGGCAAGTACTGGTGAACCAGCAGCAATCAATTTTTGTAATCCGTCGAATTTGTTGGTGTTGGCGGTAGCGCCTGTTGCGTCTCCCTGCCATATTGCAGTTTCAAGTTGAGAAGCGATACGGATATTCTTTTTATCGAAGTATGCTTTTTGGAAATCTGCATTACCAAAGTCCTCATATGTACTGCCCGCTTTGAGCGCCTCTTGGAGGAAATAATTTTCGAAATCCTTCGGGCAAATTTTTTCTTCTACTTTAATTTTACCAACTGTAATAGTACGTTGACTAAAAGTAGTTGTACCACTCGCATCGAAAGAGCAAGACTGTGCAGCAAATACCGCATCGGTTTCCATCAAAGGAATAGCAACAGAACTTTTTACGTTTGGTATAACGATACCGCTTGCAAGAATTAACTGCTGTGTTTTTGCGTCAAATACAGCACTGGTAAGTAGTGGTTTAACAAGTTGTTTTGTGTATGCGGATAATCCGCTAAAAGCTAATGCCATGATTTTTTTTTATGTTTAATTTAATTAAATAAAATATTAAGATTCTTTTTTTCTACTTCTTCTTTAAAAGCGTTTGATGTTCTTACTGAACTATCAGGTGCTTGTACTGGTGCTTCCACAAGTAAAGTTGATAATTTCAAAAGTTCATCAATTACTTTATTTGCTTTTTTCATTTTAACCTCATAATCAGCGAAACGTTGTTCGTAGGCTGAAAACTTAATCTCATAATTAGCAAACTTTTCTGATGTCAATGTTTCGAATGCAGCAAATTTTGTTCCCATGTCTTCAACGATAGGTTCTCCAATTGGCTCTACTGGTTCAACTCCTGTACCTAATTCGATTGCAGTAATAACGCCATTATCTCCGATAGTCATTTTTGTACCGTCTACTAATTCAGCTTCTCCGGGCAATGCAGCACTACCATCAATCATTACGATACCGCCAACTTCAAGAACGTCAATCATAACTTTGCCGCCATCTTTTAGTTCGTATTCTTTTGGTTCTACCATTGGGGCAGCCATAACTTCAGGTGCAGCTAATTCGTTAAAATATTGCTTTACTTTTTGTAATATTTCTTTTGCTTCCATAATACTATTATATTGATTTTTAAAAACTGTTTAAAATTTCCCTTAATTCTGCTAATTGTTTTTCATCTTCAGACATTTGTTTTTGTGGTGTTTCATAGTCAAACATTCCCTCGACGCTAAATCCTTTTACTTCACCTGACTTTACTAATTCCCAAACTTTAGGATTCTCAACGTAGAAACTACCAAACCAAGTTCCATCTGGTAAGTCTTTAAATGCTTCCATTGGTTTAATACCTCGCTTTGAATCGCTTATAAAACTTTCAAACATTGTTACCCCTTCCACTTGCATATCTGCCTCGTGCATTATGTTTACGTTCTTTTGGTAACCCTTCTTACTAAACTTGATTGCTATTTGTTTAATTGTCTCAACTGAAAACTTTACATAATGCTCTCCGAACTGTTCTGAATTTCTATAAATTAATTGCTGTGGAATCATTAAAGCGCCTGTAATGATATGCTCGCTTTCTGATTGAATAGCAAATTTAATTAATTCAGATTGTTCACTAAATGCGAGAAAGTCCTTTTTAATTGCAGGAGAATCAACCAAAGCCACAAATGAAACCTCTGCATCATTGTCCTCATCGTTATTAATTATTAAATCGTAAATAGGTAAATTCATAATTATATTATATAATTTAAAAATAGTTGTTTAATTTATACTTGTTATTTATGTTAAAATAATGTATCTTTGTATTAGATATGGCAAGATATCTATTAACTCATTTGCTCAATTAATTTAATATGGTCTTGCCACCTATTATTTAATTGGGCATTTATTTTTTAAATATGGAAATTAAATATGTTATTCAATCAAATGGTGTGATTTGCAGTATTAAAGGAAAAAAAATATGTCTTTTAAAACAAACTCGTTTACCAACTGGTTATTTGCAAGTTTCAATTATGAATAATGGTAAATGTGAAAGTAAATTAGTTCATAGGTTAGTGGCTCAATCATTTTTAAGTAATGAAAATAATAAACCTTGTGTTAATCATAAAGATGGCAATAAAGAAAATAATAATATCACTAATTTAGAATGGTGTACTTATTCAGAAAATGAATTACATTCATATAAAATTTTAAATAAAAAACCAAATAAAACAGGGACTGGCAAGTTTGGCATATTAAATGGAAATTCAAAACCTATATGGGCATTAATTGAAAATAAATATGTTTATTTTGAAAGCATAAGTTTGGCAGCTAAAAAATTAAATGTTTTTGATAGCAATATAAATAAAGTTTTATCGGGTAAATATAAACATACTGGTGGTATAACTTTTAAATATGCGTAATAAAAGACATAACTAAAATCAATATAGTATTTATACGTGCCGCCCTATTTAATCTTTGTATCCTTTCTTGATTATTAGTTACATCAGTTTCCAATACGAATGCCCTTGAACTTGCTACTCCTATTTGGTTAATTGACTGCGTTGATAATGTTGTTGTTTGTGCTTCAGGCTTTATCGGTGCTGCTATGCTTCCCATTGATGGCGCACTACCACCTCCGCTACCACCACCTCCCGGAACTTTAGTTGCAATAATACTTTTAACTGCTTTAAATCCAGTTGCTGCCGCTGCCAATACCGCTGGAATAGCTAAAGGAAAACCAAGTTTAACACCTGCCGCAATACCTTGATAAGTATTAATTAAAGCCATACTAATTGCCATTGCTTTACCGGCTGCGCTTTCCTTCCCTAGTATATCGCTGACAATATTTAAAGTATCAAGTGTTGCCTTTATTTTTGCATCTTGTATGATTTTATTATCTTCTAGTTCTTGGTCTTTTACAGCTTTTTCCATTGCTGCTATTTCAAAAGCACTTTTTTTGGTACTATCTAAAATTGCTTGGTTTGTAACTCCAACCATTTGGATTTTTAAATCCTTTTTAATTATATCTTGTCCTTTTATTGTTTCTAAATCATTTTTTGCAAATTGTTTATTTTCCTCAATTGCTAATAAATTTCTATCTCTTAATTCTATATTTTCTTTATCTAACTTTGCTTTTGTATCTTCTCTTGACTTATCATTATCAGCCTTTGCCTTTGAGTTTAAATTTGTTTTTTCTTGTGCTACTTCAACCTCATGCCTATTTATTATTTTTTTCCTTTCATCTAAAGTAGTTTGTACATTTTGATTTAATTTATTATATTCTGCTATTGCTTTATTTGTAGTTTCTAATTGTTTTTTTATTGTATCCTCATTTGCATCCTTTGATTTTAACGATGCTAAAGTTTGTTTTTCAAGTTCAATTGTATGCATTGCTGCCGTTCTTGATGCTACGGTATCGGCTAAAGACTTTTGTATTAATTGCAATTCAAGCGCACGTATTGCAGAAGTACTTTTCCCAGTAGCTTTTGCCATTGCTAATTCTTGCGCAATAGAATCATTTAATGCAGTCTTTGATTTTTCCCTTGTTTTTATTTGATTATCAAGCGCTTTTGAATGGTCATTTACCGCCTTTTCGTTTTCTTTATTTGCGCTTGCTAATTTTGAAAAGAAATTATATAATGCGTACCCTGAAGCAATCAATGCAGTAATTGCAGTAATTAATAACCCAATAGGATTTGCAGACATAACGGCATTAAATAATCTTTGTCCAGCGGTTACTATTTTTTGCACAATGCTGTACCTCATTACAGAAGCGCCAAGCAATTTAAAACTATCAATAGCATCAAATATCCCGCTTATCCCTTGTTGTAAAGCCATTGCACTTTGCACTTTTAACATTGCTTTTTCAACATCTTTGCTTTCGCTGCCAAATAAACCCATAGCACCTTGAACGGCAGTAAATCCAGCTACTACTCCTTGTAAAGCACCACCCAATGCAACAAACTTTTTA